ATCTGGATCATCTTGGCTTGCCTACTGTTGGCATCGGGCATTTGATCCGCGAGGCTGATGCGGAATATGGCAAACCTGTCGGCACGCAGATCACGCCGGAACGCTGTCGGCAGCTATTTGCGCTTGATATTGCGGTCACTGTCGAAGATTGCCGGTCGCTGTTTGAAAATTGGGATGATTTACCGGATGAGTGCCAGCTAATATTAGCCAATATGGCCTTCAATCTAGGCCGCAGCCGCCTTGGCCGCTTCTTAAAGTTGCGTGCAGCTATAGCCAATTATGATTATGATGAGGCGGCAACCCAGATGGCAGATAGCAAATGGGCAAGGCAAGTGCCTAATCGGGCTGGCAGACTTATTGATCGGATGAGGGCTTTATCAGATGCTTAATTTATTGATATCACCGCTGGCAAATCTGGCATCAACGTGGCTAGAAGGCAAGGTTGAAACCAGCAAAGCAGCGGCAGAAACAAAGGTTGCACAAGCTAAAGCAGCGGCCACCATCGCCCAGAAACAAGCCACTGGCGAAATCGACTGGGATTTAAAGATGGCTGATGCCACAGCAACAAGCTGGAAAGACGAATGGTTGACCATATTGTTTAGCATTCCGCTGATCTTGGCATTTTGCGGTGATTGGGGTCGGTCTATTGTTTCTGATGGCTTTGCCGCTCTTGAGGCTATGCCAGATTATTATCAATACACGCTTGGCACCATCGTTGCGGCCAGCTTTGGTATGCGGTCAGCAAGCAAGTTTTTCGGCAAAAAGTGAGGCGGCTATTCAAGCCGCCATACCCGCCACCCGTCATCCATTTTGCGGGTGGTATATTTTAGGCCGCGATAACGCAGCGCATCACGCAGAGACATTGCCTTTTCATAAGTATCGCAAAGCACGCTGTCGCCGATTTCCATATCATTAATGATTTCAATCTTGCTGCGACCGGCTGGCGGCACTGGCACGTTCTTTTCTATTTGCATTGATTATGTCCAATCTTTCCCTAAAGCATCCCAGATGCAGAATTTGTTTATCGCCATCAACAACCCAGTCTGGGTTGCTAAAGCGCAGTGTCTTGTCGCACCATACGCACCGACCCAAAGCATTCGAGGCCGGTGCATATGTTATTTTCTTTTTAGAACGGGATCGCATCTGCTAAAGGCTGCATCTGTTCTGCCCTTGGCGCATCCTGTTCTTTTGGTGGCATTGGGTCGCTTATTGCGGCGGACATATATTTTGTGCCTTTTTGGCTTTCCCTAACCCATAGCGCAATGCGTTTCTCGACACCATCGACATTAATCTTGCCGGTATAATCTGGCTGATTATCTGCGGTTTTATTGTCATTTTTGAAAATAGCACCGCGATTAGTGTCATCATACTGATCAGTCATTTTGCAGTTCTTCCTTCCGTTGTTTAAACATTTGCAATTGATCATCGGGGCATTTTATGCCGCTTGCCCCGTACAGCGTAGTGTAAAGCGCGTTGACATCACGCACGCTTTTACAGGCATCTAATTTTTCTGCTAAAACATCATTGGAGGCGAGGCCAGCCGCCGGAGTGGATGCAGCGACTGGCCTCTTTGGCTGAGGCTGCGGACGGGAGGGAACCGCGCCAGAGCCAGAGGCTAGATTACCATCATCATCACTTGCGTTCAATCCGAACATTGTCATCAAACTTGCGCGCCGATAATATGTAACGCAGCTAATAAATGACTGCGGTGTATCTTTTTCGGGGCTAATCTGCAAAAAGCTGCTAATCTTTTCGCCGGTTTCCAAATGTACTACTGTCGTCACCAGCGCACCATCTTGAAAATATTGCGCAAAAGACAGCCCGTATTCCGGCAATATATCTAGCGCGGTCAAAACGTCGCCCAATGTCGAATATTCGCTTTTAAACATCGGGTTTTTGCCAGACTTGCCGACAGATGCGGCGCGCCTAACGTCGGCTAATGCCGCGTGTAGTTTTATATTTTCCATAATTCTTTAGCCCTTTCCAGCCACTCTTCTTTCATATTCCACTGATAGTTATGACCCCAATCAGGATCGGTAATTGATGCCAGCACTTTAGGATCGGTGCTAACCTTCAATAGATTTTGACGGATCAACGCTTTTTGCCGCATTTCATTTAAAGCGTACGCTATCCCGTCTGCTTGCAATTCTTCGCAGTTATAAGCGTTGAAAATTACCGCATCGTGTTCGGCAATATAGATTATTGACGGCGTAACGCGCAGCGCGTGCCAGTAAATAGCCGCTTGGCAAATATGCGGAAACTCCGGCTTTTTAGGCAGTGTTGCTTTTGCCCAGCCTTGTGTGCCATCTTTAAGCAGCTTAGTCTTGCGCGGTGCTTTGGTTTTCATCTCTCCAAACATCGAGCCTTCGACTAGCAAATCGACAAAACCCAATATCGGCACGTTCACGTCATCTAACCAACATTCAATTCGTTCCTCATCGACTGCGCCGATAAAGCCGTTTTCTACACAAACATTCACGCCTTGATGAACCATTTGCGGAATACATTCACGAAACTTCACGCGCAGAACGTCATCTTCATCCGCTGGATGAAAGTCGAATGCGATCTGTGCGGCTTCAATAGCTTCATCAATATCAGCCCCGTGACACACTATTGACTGCACCGCGTTATGCACAGATGTGCCGATTGCCGCGCGTTCACCAACGCCGACCTTGCTGCGTTCTTCTTTGGTCAAATGCAGATAGTCAAATATCCATTTTGCCGGTGAGCGTAAAAGCTGGCTGGCCGATAAATGGCTAAACCCTGCGGTTTTCCAAAGATCACTAATTTCCCGTTTTGTCATCTTAACTCCCGTTTTCCACTGTTAACACCCTAACAGGCGATCCGCAAGTTGTAAACTTTTTATTTACAGTTATTGTTTTTTTAAATAGGTTTCAAAAAAAGGAGTGTGAAATGACAGGTAGCAAATCCAGAAATAAAGGTCGGGGCTATGAATATGAAATTGCTAATGAGCTTTTTGATAGACTTGGCCTAAATTTTATACGCGAATTGGATCAAACACGCGAAAAGCATCTTGGTGATTTACGCACCGAAGATATGAACTTTCCATTTGTAATCGAATGCAAACGATATAAATCTGGTGTTTCACCAGAGTGGTGGGATCAGGTTTGTACCGCAGCTTCAATAGCTGGTAAATTGCCGCTTTTATTTTATCGTTTAGATCGGCAAAGCACGCGCGTGCGTATGCCTATACAAGTTTTAACTGAGCTAGATTATTATGCGCCAAACAGGGATTGTTCGGAGCAGATTGATTGGCGGTATGCTTGTGAGGTTGATATGGATACAGCTTGCTATATCATTAGGGATTTTATAGCTGATTTGTAGAAAGGTTTGCGCAGATGAGTAGAAATATGAATACTGTTGGCGACCGCGAATATGTAATGATTTCGACTGAAACTTGGATTGATGTTAAAGATTTAACAGTCGAAATCGTAAAGGGCAAAGCCGGCATCGAGGTACGCGTTGTACCGCGCAATGCTGACGACGGGGTTGAACCTTTAGGCGTTATTAGAGCCGATTACATAGCAACAGCGTTAAAACGTCATAACGTCATACCATTTTTGCCAAGGCTGCGTGATTATGATCCAAAAAGGTGACGGCACATTTGAGCGTTTATATGAATTGGGTTTATGCCCGAAATGTCGTGGGAAATTAGAAATAAAAGGCGATCTATATATATGCGCGATATGTAAAATGGAACACAAAGGAGTGGTAAATGGAGACCGAATACGACCTAAGAATGGAGCTGCAAGCGATCAACAGGATTAGCAAGCTGTGGAAATGTACCGCTGTTAAGCTGCCTGAATATAGTCAATTAGATTTTGCTTTAACTAGGTCAGGACAAATAATGGCTTTTGCAGAAGTCAAGTGTCGCACTTTTCAGCATAATCGCTATAAAACGTCATTACTGCATTTGCATAAAATGATGTACGCAAGACAGGTTAGCTTCGAAACTAACATCCCGACATTTTTAATAGTTTGTTGGACTGATCGTTTGGGGTTTTGTAATTTCAATGTCGATTTTCAAACTACAATCGGCGGCAGAACAGATCGCGGGATAGAGCGCGATTTCGGGCTAATGGCAGAAATATCTATAGAAAAATTTAAGTTTGTTTGAGGGAAAAATGAACCGATCTAAAGCACTAGAGCGCGTTGAAGAAATACTAGAAGAACGCGGCGCGAATTACGGCGATTTACGGGAGAATTGGGAGCAAACCGCAAGAATGATCGAAATGATCGTTGGGGTCGATATTAGGCCGGAGCAGTTTGGCGCAATAATGATTGCGATGAAAATGTCGAGGCTTTCTAATAGCGACTGTAAGCATTTAGACAGCTTGCTAGACATTATCGGCTATGCGGCATTAACTATCGAGATTTTAGGCGAAGCCGATGAGCATTAAGGCGTTAGATTGGGCGATGGATACGCCTTTAGACGACCCTTTGGCAAAGCTAGTTTTAATCGTTATTGCTAATCATCATAATCAGTCATACGGCTATGCGTGGCCTTCCGTCCGTCATATTTCCGAGGTAACGGCGG